TTTCGCCCGCTGGACGTGCTTGGTTTTCTTCTTCCGCCGGGAACCCTTGAACGGCAGCGCCTTATTGGTCAGGCGGAGAAAAACTCCCTTGTCAATATAGGCATAAAGGGTTTGGCGGCAGATCCGCGTTTCAAAGCTGCCGTACTTTTCCGGGTGGTTCTCAATCTCATGCAGGGCTGCCTCCGGGCTGTAATTGTCGTCAGCAATCAGCGCCTCCAGGGTTTCGGCGTACCGGCGATCACTTCCAATTTTCAGGGGGCCGCCCTTGGCCGCCATGTTGGCCCGGTAGCGGGCTTGTGACCGCTCCGGTATGTACTCGGTCACTTCGATATAATCCGCGTTCATGTAGGTGTATGTCCCGCGTTTGATCTCGCGGCAGACGGTGGCGGCGCTGACGTGCAGGGCCGCGCCGATCTCGCGCATGGTGGCGCCCTCTTTTCTCATTCTGGCGATCTTGTTCCGGTCAAACTCCGTCAGGTGCTTATATCCTTTCATGCCCGTGCCCTCACTTTCAAAAAAATATGGACGGCGCGGTGCATACAGCACTCCACGCCGTCCTATTCTTTACCCAGCAGCCAGTCCACGGAAACCTCCAGAACGTCCGCGATCACCACCACCTCAAAGTCAGCCACAAACCTGCCGCCGGTTTCGATCCTGCTTATCACGTCCCGCTCCACAATGACACCAGCCAGTTGCAGACGCCGGCAGAGATCAGACTGTGACAGCCGCGCCCGCAGGCGGGCCTCCCGGATCCGGTCACCGCATATATTTCTTTTCCCGTGGAAATCATACGCTTTCATGGGCAGCCCTCCAGGCGCGTGGTAATGTTCAGCAGTTTTCTTGATATTAACACATAGGTTTCCACGAACCCGTGTTAATAATCAGCACCGAAAAATATTGAACACTCTGGAGGGCAAACGCCGAAACGCCCCCGGCGCTGTGTGCGTCGGGGGCTTATGCTTTTTATTCTCCCAGGATCTCCGCCGCCAGGCTGTCCATAGCCTTTTCCATGAACTCGTTAAGGCTGTACCCGGCAGCTTTCGCAGCTTCCTTGTATCTGTCTTTTTTTCCTCTCTTTACATACGGGGAAAGTCGATCATAGTTCTTTTCGTTGAAATCTCGCTTGTAGTCGGTGGCGCTCATGCCGCCCTCTTTCTTCGGTCTGCCCATGCTTATCACCTCGCCATTATAATACCACCGCCGCCCGTTTTTATCTACTGTTAGATTATATAAATATCTCACGTTAGATTTGTGCATATTGCGGATTGCTTTTTATCTCACGTTAGATTATAATATAGACAGTTCAAGAGGAAAGGGGTGGTTAAAATGAGCAAGAAAAAACGCCGACGGCATAAGCCGACGGCGCGGGCCAAAAGAATGGAACAGTTCGCAGCTGACATTCTGGCGGCCACAATCTCCGGCCTTATCGTTCTGGCGGTTCAAAAACTGCTGAACTGGTAAAGGCCAGGGGTGCGGAGGCCCGAACCTCCGCACCCCAAATATAAAAGAAATCCATCAAAATGTCAATAGGGAGGGTTTACCATGAAATACTTGATCCTGCTGGCCGTGTTTGTGGCGGTTTTTGTCCCGCTCCGACGGCTGTTCCGTAAACTATTCAACGGGAGGAAATGAGAATGGAAAAGCAAGCGAAAGTTTCCCCGGCGGTTACGCTGGAGGCGGTCACGGTCCCGCTGGCTGACGGGCGGCGCGGTGTGGTGTTAGTCCTCACCGATGAATACAGCAGAAAAACAGTCATGCGGGCCATGTCTGCCAGCAGGTGACCCGCAGAAGAACCCCGACGCCAGGGCGGCGCCGGGGTTCCTTTTTTATTCTGCTGCGGTGGCCTCCGCCGCGTCCGCCGGTTCCTCCAATGCGGGCGGCGTGGTTCCGCCGGTCTGCTCCGGCGTCCCGCTCGTTTTGCTCAAAACCAGCTTGGACAGTTTGGAAAAAACGTCTTTCGCATACAGCACATAGGCCGTCACCATGGCCAGGTTGGCGGCTGTTGCCACGTTGACCGTTTCGCCGTCAATGTCGATTGCCACAATATCGGGGTTCAGGCGTCCCGCTACATAGAAAGCGACGAAACAGGCGGCAATAATGATCCCCTTAATGACGCCGTTCCGGCATTTGATACGGTCGAAAGTCCCGTCAAAAAGGGCGTTCAGGCTGCCCAGCACGACGTTGACAGCCACCAGGAGAACCAGGCCAATGGCCAGGCGGATAATAGTCTGTTCCATTTTTACCTCTCCGGTGCTGTCCTGGCCATTTTCGTGGCACCGCGGAAATGGGCAGCTTTCGCATTGGCTCCGATCACAGGGGATCGAACCGTCCCAGCGTACCAGGGCCACCAGCCAGGTGACCACAGCGGCCAGGGAAAGCGCCCAGGCCAGCGCCTTGACAATAACCATTCCAGCACCTCCGGCAAAATTATTTGTTGATGGTGATAACCTGGTCCACATGGATCAGGTTCGGATTTTTGATCCCGTTGTCTGCTGCCAGCTTGGCCACGGTGGTGCCGTACTTCGCGGCGATACGGGAAAGGGTGTCCCCGGCCACAACGGTGTACTTGACGGCTCCGCCGGGCAGGCGGAGGACCTGGCCCACGCGGATCAGGTTCGGGTTTTTAATGCCGTTGATCTCCACCAGTTTGGCCACGGTGGTGCCGTGGGCCGCCGCAATACGGGAAAGGGTGTCGCCGCTCTTTACGGTGTATGTACCCGCCGCCTGGGTCGTCGGTTTCGTTGGCTTGTCCGCCATCCCGCCGGACGTACCGCCCAGTTTCCGGGCGATCATGTCAAAGTCCGGGGTAATGAAACCGCGGATATACCGCCCGTTCACTTTCATGGTGCGCTTGCCCACCTTGCCGCCGTTCATGTTTCCCTCTGTAACCACAAAGGTGCCGCCGCCCACCTTGGTGACAATGCCAATGTGATCCGGTGCGCCGGTGTTGTCGGTGGTGGCGTAGTTGGCCCCGTCCTGCCAGTCGTACACGCAGGCGTCGCCCACCTTGGGGGTGTATGCGTCGTTCTCCGTCCAGATCCCTTTTTTCTTGGCGATCTCGACGTACTTTCCCACGCCGCACTCCGTCCCGGTGTACTCCGCGATCCCTGCCTTGATGTACGCCGCGGAGGCCGTGGTGGCACAATGGGCGTCACCCACCTGTACGCGGTAACCTCTTGCCAGCGGCTTGTGGTTGTTGTAGATGTTCAGGATCTCCAGGTGCTTGGCGCTGCCTCTGGTTGCTCCGTCCCATGCGTTGATAATGTCCGCCACCTTTCGGCGCAGTTCGTTTCCGGTCATGTTTGTTTATACCTCCTCACAGGCCCGCGTCCGGTGGTTCGCCGGTGCCCGCGGGCGGTTCCTCCGGGGGCGGCTGGGTGCCGCTCCCGCTCGTTCCGACGGCCTCCGCCGCCTTGTCCTTGTTGGTCTTGATCCAGCCCATGACGCCGTTTTCCAGGCCGCACACGCCGAA